TATTGATTCACCTATTTTCTGGATGTTTTCTTTTAAGCGACGGTCAGAAGCTAACGTTGCAACAGCACCAGAACCTACACCACCTGCAGCAACTGAGCCGCCAACAGCACCCGCTCCCAATCCAGCAAATAGACCAGTTGAACCACCTGCACCGATTAAACCTAAACCTGCTGGACCTAAACCTACACCTATAGCTGCAATAGAACCAGCAATACTTAAACCGTCCATCAATGCTGCCATACCAACGTTCTGCATAACAGGTTGTGGAGGTGCAAGGTCTGGGTTCCTGATTATATTGTTCTTAGCAAAGCTGTTCATCTGTTCAGCACGAGCCATGCCTACTGCCTTTTGACCAATTTTATCCATTTCTCGCTTACCTTCTGTTAGCTCATAAGCTTTACGTGAACCTTTCTTTAAGTATTCAGCTAAAGCTAAGGTACTAGCTCTACCAGCAGATCGACCTGTTTGACCACTAGCAGCCATCTTAGCACCAGTATTTTCTTCTAAAAATTGTTTCCAGTTAACTTCGTCTTCTTGTAAAGCTTCTCCAAGTTGTTTTCCAAACTTAGCTTCTATATCACCTAAAACTTGTGATACACCTATGTTACTAGCATCAACACCTTGTTCATGCATAATCCTCTCAGTACTAGTAATACTCAGAGTTTGCATCCAATCTTGTTCTCGTTTTTGTAATTGGTATGCGTAATTTCTTCGAGCTTGCTCGTTAGCAGCTCTTGCTCCTGCTCCTAAACACACGGCAAAATTCTATAAAGGATAAATTGTTAGGTCCATATTTTAATTCCCTTATAAATTTGAACCCAAGGAATTTAAGTAACTTTAAATGGACAGTGTTGCGTTTATCAACAATGTTCCACAGTAACTTATGAGGTTGTCTTTCCACATAACGCTTTGCTTCTCTAGCAAAAGCTATAGGGTAGTCATGGATAACGGGTGTACATAGCATCCAGATCTGACCTCCAGGGTCTACTCCAGCCATTCCAGCAGTCTTGCCGTTAGGCATTGTGAAATAGATACAGGAGGGAGATTCAGCTGCGTATAATAATGATTCTACAGGATCTACACCATGTCCTTCTACGACCTCTCTGAGGTCATCTGGACGTAAATTAGAGGCCACTTCTAAAGCAGCCTCTTTTGTGATTGGACGGATAGTTATTTTAGACACGTTGATAGAATCTAGAAGTGTAGTCTCCTTCCCATACCATTGAATATAATGTTACAGGTGAAGGGTGTGTGGATTTAATAGTTATAGTTGTATTAGTATTCCTTTCATATATAGGGATAGTTCTTGTTATTTCAGGTTCAAATGATACTTGGTTTGCTAAATAATCATCAGCTAAAGTTGATTCCCATGTTTCTGTATAATCATCTTTACCTGTTCGTTCTACAATAGTTTCATATAAACCAGTATTACCAAAGTTTAATTTAATTCTATGTAAAATTAATGAACCTCGGAGATCTGATGTATATGTAGTATCAGATTTACTTTGATAATATAAAGTAGGTAACTGAACTTCCATATCATATTTCTGACCTATTATAATTGTATTAGCAGGTGTTTGTGTATTACCACTAGCATCTACATAAGTTTTCCAGTTACCAGGGAAACTAAGTTTAGTAGTAGTGCCATCTTTATAGACAGTTATATTATCACATAAACCTTGTAAGGTATCATCAGTTGTTGTAGCTAATACATATGCAGATAGATCACTAGTAAGATTAAATGCTGTAGGCATTGTAAATGTAGTTCGATCATTCGTATCATCATAAGCTGATAAAGAAGATGAAGCTAATGCAAACATATTATCTAAATGAAGTTTATAAGTGATATCATCTGTTGTATCAACAGTGTTTCTATCATCAGTAACTATCATACTATCTGTATGTATCTTTAAAGGTATCTTCTGTAATACATTCTTATTAGATGTATAGTTGATATACATATCAGCATTACCACCACCTAAAGTAGCAACACTAGTATTAGCAGCTGTAGATATAGTGAAATTATTTGAATCAGGAATTGTACTTACATAATATGTAGTGTTATCAGCAGCGTTTCCACCATTAACAGTTAAAGCTGTACCACCTCCATTATTGAAAACAACTGTATCACCTACAGCTAATCCATGATTAGTCAGAGTTAGATTATTACTATTTCTAGTTACAATTTCATTAGTAAGAGTTCTTGAGTTTGCAGTAACTAAAAATAAATCATCATCTAATACTGCATGATGTACTATCTTATTTTTAAATTCCCAAGTAAACCAAGACTGTTGTATACGTTTATCAGAAGAGTTGAAATATCTAAAACCATATAAAGTTGTTTTATTTTTTTCACTGAAAAATGCTAGACCATTCTCTCTTGAGTTAGACACAAGATCTAAATTTTGATCTAGTAATCTACTTATAAGTTTACTTTGTTCGATTACATCAGGTTCTCCTTCTCGTAATACCCTAGCCATTTCCATGAAACGTGTATGTTTACCTGCGTTATCTAGGAAACCAATAGTTGTACCTAATGAAAATGGGTTAGTTTTAGAGTTGAAATTAAAAGAAGATATGAAGTTCATCTTCACTGTTAATGGGCTTAAAACATCACTATCTGTTGTCAACATAAATTGTTGATTCTTAGTGAATAGAACTAAACCTGTATTAATTTGAATTCCATCATAAAGAACAGCTGGATATTCAGAACTACATGATACATCAATGTGATCTTTAGGTGAAGCTGCTATAGCTGAAACCGCCCAGAAATTAGTAAAATCTCCTGGTCTAGATAAGATGACATTTTCATCACTTAATATCGCTAACCTGTTTCTAAAGAACAATAGTTTATTAACAGTTTTACCTACAAAACTAGCTCTAGGGTTTGTACCATCAGGAATAGTATCACCTGACGTACATTTATCCCAGTCTATATGATCTATTACAAATGATCCATCAGCTTGTCTAGCAAGTTGTATAGGTAATGTAGTTTTATCATATTCAACTTCAGCTCCAGGTTTAGCACATTCTTGCCATACACCATCTCCATCAGCACCATTTTTACCAATGAATTTTACAAAATAATCATCTTCATCTGAATCACTATTAGCTACTTTAACTACATAGCCGTGTCTACATTGCGTAGGTAGGTCTGCTATATCTAATACTGAATCAGTTAATACATTTAATAATTCATCATTAGGTGTAGATATATTAAATGGAGTGTTAACATTACGTCGTATATAAAGTCCATTTCCTACCTGTTTAACACCATAACCAGCTAAACCATCTAAGACACTTTCAGTCCAAGCAACCCATGTACTATCAGCTGCTATGATGCCTGTACGCAAATCACCTAAAATACTTTCAGATGTTACAACTGTTTTAGCATCAAATGAAGTAGGTGTTGGTCTTATTAATCCTAAGTTAGCTTGTACTTGAGAAATACTTGTTTTTGAAACAGTTACTTTATAATAAGCATCTTTCATCCACAAGTAAAAATAATCACCTTCTACCCAACCTTCACCACCATATAACATTTCATGTGTGACAGTATATCTAGCTTGGTATACAGTTGTAGCAGTACTACCTGCACCTTCTGAATAAGGTACTGATTGACCTGTTGTAGTTAGTCTAAAGTATAAGTTAGCTCCTCTATTAACAGAGCTATTACCGCTATCTTTAACATCTATAGTGTATGTATGATCACCTGATATAGAATCATAGTCTGTTAAAGAACCTCCATCAGTTATAGCAAATATACGTGTAGCAACATTGGGAGCAAAGGCATCTCTACCATCTCCAGCACTATCATCACACCTCGTTGATTGACTATATCTATTACTTCTAGCTATCATAGCTCCATTAGTATCACAGTAATTATTACTAGATTTAACTAATTCAATGTCAAGACGTGTAGCTGTATTAGTTGTTGTTAGGCTATTAGAATCATATAAGTTTATAGCATATTGATTAGCATAAGCTACTCTTCTTAATTGAACAAATGCTTCAGCAGGACGTTCAGGTTCTACAGTAGCAGTCATTGCAACAGTTTTTGTTCTGTTGGTAATGTATGTATAATCGTTAAGAGTTAAAGTTTGTAAATCTTCATTAGAAGTATGTGTTAAATAATTAGTTAAACTAGTTTCTAACCCACTTAAAGCTGCTACATAATCCCATTTAGCAGTGTTATCTACTATACCAGTTCCTGATCCTGCAGTAGGACCACCTGATCCTGCAGATGTACCAGCAGTAGAACATTTATAAACATTACTATTATTTTTTACTTTCTGTCCAACAGTATATGCAGTATTAGCAAGCCAAGGTTTTGCTGCTACATGGACGGTTTGTGAAGCTCCATTGCTACACCTCCACATATTTATATCACCGTCTTTAGCTATTTGACCTACATACTGTTCATCCTCATCTCTATAGTAATGGAACCATTTCCCAGTATGATCTGAGTTTAAAGCTGCAGTACTATCATCTGATAAAGAAGCAATTAATTGGCTTCCTGGTCTTTTCATTAAACCTTCAGTTACATCAGGTAGTACATTTTGAGCTTTATTAACTTGACCAGGAACTTTTAATGCATCAGGTTGCTCAGATATTCCACCTGTATAAGAAGGTATTGTTTGTGTTATGCTTGACATTATCTACTAAGTACCGAGAAAGGTGTGTAAGGTCTATACCCAGATCCATGAGGAATACCAAAGAATGAATGGTCTCCTTTGTCACAATCGTATTCAATACAGGAGGCTCTAGATTTAGCCTCGTCTTGTTGTAATAGTTGTACTAATCCAGGGTTAGATACAAGCTGTGTAGCAGCTCTTACAGCAGCTCTGTAAGTAATGTATCTTTGAAAGCAATTAGGTAAATCAGTAAAAGCATATAGACTTACTATATCTACATATATATCAGCATCAAATTCATCAGTATGATTTACTAGGTCATATAACCTACCATACCTGGTTACAACATCAGTTACTTTAGAAACTAAACCATCATGTATATCATATCTAAGAGTGTTAGATGGTAATGTTATATACTTAGTCGTTGGGTCAGGACTGACCTTGACGTGTTCTTCAGTATTGAAATGCCAACCTTCATTCTGTACATCCTTATTTACTTCAGTAAGGATATTATAAATAAATGATATCTCTGGGTTAGTACTAATTAATGAACCTGTTGTATTTTTTAATTGGGTGATAGGAGATTGACCGATGGCTCCCAGTATAGAATTGACTGCGGATAATTCGGTATCGAGTTCAGTTGTTGTGG